TCACAGACGCATTGTAACAAGGTACGACAACCAATCTGTCATATGCGTCAATGAATGCGTTACAACCGATTGCTGAGCATATATCACGCAGTAAATCCCTGTATGTCTGTTTCTTATCTGAGACGTTCGCCCAACCTAATTGTCTGTCCATGTTAGGACAGCTAGACAATTCGCTTGCTTCTGTTGCTAGCGTCACACCTACACTCTGGCAGAGAATAGCTATCCAGTTATAGGGCTTCGCCGTTCCTGCGATACTGGACAGCGTAAACGGTTCTTCGAACGCCAACATTTTATCGTAGGCTGTAATCTGTACCGTGCTTTGCTTCTGCATAGAACTATATATGTAGAACACTCCCATAGGTCTCTGCACGGCTGTACTGCTGCCACCTGAAGTACCTTCTATTTTAGCATATAGTTCAATCTTTCCACCCGGCAGAGAATATCTGTCGAATGATTTAAGTAGTTCTATTTTAAGTTCGGTTGCGTAGACAGTGCCGAATTCCCATTTGTTCTGCTCACAGCACTGTCTTGTTATGACATTCTGTCCACCCTGCTTAAGGTCTGAAGCTTCGAATTTGATTGTAGAGCCACCCGGCGGGGTTATAAAACCCCACCAAGTGACAATTCTATTTCTCCCATAGATGGCATCTGTGTCGATACTCATTTTATACCTCTATGCAATTGGCTGATATGTCCGTGTATAGACCGCCCTCAGAGGCGTGCAGATAGGAAGAGTACTGTTCATAGCTTACCTTGCTACAGTACACGTCTGCGGTTCTGGTAGTGCCTCTGTCAAAGTATGTGAGCGTGAACTCCTTGCCCTGCATCAGGGAAATGAGGTTTGACACCTCATTCCCTGTGAGAACGTTCCACTTCAAGAATACTTTTATGAGATCAGTCAGCACCCAGTCTATGTGGTTGTGACCGTCTTCTGTACGTCCTGAGTCTTCAGACATGATAGATTCATGGTCTATCTTTGTCTTATATGACGGCTCATAGATAGCCGTTCCGTTCACTTTCCAGTTATTACTAAGAACTCCGATTGCCATGTTATCACCTGCCTGACATTATGCGATTGCGGTCAGCTAATCTAGTCACCGCTCCGCTCACAGCTTCATCACCAATCTGTACGTAGGTGACAGGCGGTTTCTTATCGCTACTTTCTATCGCAGACACCACACTGTCGACAAACGACATTTCATTGTTGAGGTTTCTGTTCGAAGCTAAGCGGTTACTATCGTCAAATGTTACCTGTTCTCTTATGTCTAGTGTTTCAGCGACATTCTGGGCAGCCAAATCCACCTTCCAGACATTGTCCTGTATTCCCTGAGCCATTTGACTCATCATGTCGGGCATCCATGTGTTGAAGTTCGATAGAGGTCCGATTTCAGGTTCAGAGAAGTGCAGATAGCTCCATATGGTATTAGCAATGCCAGAAACACCGCCCACCAACGCACTAGCACCACCACTCATACCGGATACAAAGTTATTTATCAGATGGCTTCCCCATGTCATAGCGGAAGTGCTGATAGTTTCCCACGTTTTGGAGAAGAACTGAACCAGATTAGTTCCGATTTTTCCCAAATGTGGAGCCATGTTGTTCCATATGTTAATGACACCTGAGGTTGCAGCTATATGCAGTCTGCCAAATGTATTTTGTGCAATTGGATTAACATTGCCGAAGGCTCGATGAATCAGAGTCTGTACGTTTGTCCATGCACCGCTGAAGCCTCTACCCAATGCAGACACACCCTGAATTGCAAGGTCTGCCAGATTGTTGCTAGACCATGGCGTTTCTTTCCAGATACCTTTCGCACCTTCTACTATCAGGGCAAGACCCAAGGGAATGCCTATACCTGTAGTGCAAAGTATGATACCCAGACCGACTTTAGCGATACCCTTTATAACACGTCCGATTTTTTCCAGAGACCTAGAAACAGTACTGGACAGCTTGCTACCATCGTCTGTACGCTGTGCAGCAACACCACCAATGAATGTCGCTATCCCTGCTACTATAAGTCCTATACCCAACGGCAGATTACCTACACAGCAGAGCAAGACACCCAGAACGAAGAGGAAACCACCTAAGACCGTTCCTATCTGTCTCAGAACGTCTGTAACGAGCTTTATTGCCGGAGTGCCATCTATACCAACTGCAACTGCTCCGGTTATACCTGCTGCAAGCATCAAGCCCAGACCCATTGCGATATTACCCGTACACAACAGGACTACACCGATACCGAACATTGCACCTGCAGCAGCTAGTGCTACCTGTTGTAACACTAGGCTCACATCACCACCAAGCTTGTCATAATTGACAGCTACGGAAGTGGCAATGCTCACAAGACCGCCTATTACAAGAGCCAGTCCCAATGGTATATTAGCTCCGGTGACTACGAGCATAATTCCTATTGCCAATAAGAAACCGCCCAACACAGCAGTTATCAGAGCAAGCGTCCTTGCTACCTGTTCCGTCATGCTGTCCCAGTTACCGGATACAGCCGTTACAAGCCCGACAGCACCTGCTGCCATCAGTCCCAGACCGATAGGAATATTAGCACCTGAAACAACCAATATAGTACCGATAGCCAGAGCAAATGCTGAAGCAATCAACAGGGTCTGTATGTCACCTAAGGCAGTTTTAATCATATTCACGATTGCGTCTGTCTTAGCCTGTACAGCGTTCCCTAAGAAATCATACTCAGGAATTTCTATGTTTGCAAAAGCGTCATTCAGTTTGTCAAGTTCGTCTTCTTCGTCTTTATTCTGCCCATTAAGAACGTTCATTTCGTCAAAACCCATGATCGTCCTTTGCAGCTTTTTCATTTTCTTTTCGAGCTTATCAGTCTCACCTTCAGCGTCACTGATATCGCCTGTCATATCTTCAAAGACCTGTGTATCATCAACCTTAGGCGGTTCGAAACCAACAAGCTTTGCCAGACTGGTAGCCAAATCCCTTAAAACTATTACTATAGCTGTAACATAAGGAACTACAGCACTAATTGCAGGAATAAAGACATTACCAATCGCTCTGCCCAGCTGTCTGAACTGTGCTGTGAGAACTCTTAACTGATTAGCAGGGCTGTTAAGCGTCCTAGCCATATCAGTATGAGACACAGAGACCTGTTTCATCATGGTGTAATAACGAAGCTGTGATTTTTCAGCTTGCGTCATTTCCTGTACGGTCTTTTTTATGCCCAGAGCATAAGCTTCCTGCTGCAATCTGGCTACAGACAGGTCATAACCTAATCTACGCAGAGGTTCAAGCTCACCGGCGATACCAGACTGTACCTTCTGCATAGCCGTTGTTATATCCAGATTGGCGTAAGAACTCAGGTCATAAGCAAGCTGAGTCAGGTTCTTAGACATTATTTGCGCTTTATTAGATGCGACACCGAAACCGGTGATTATCGTATTGAATACGCCCTGATTGCGCATCCAATCGGCAGGGTCTATGCCTAATGCAGCAGATACCTGGTCAGCATAATCTTTTGCGGCAACGGCATATCTGCCCATGGCAATGTTGAAAAGGTTTAAGTCTTCAACATACTCCATGGATTCGCCAACCATCCTACTTCCTGCATCAGAAATAGTATTGAATGCAAAACGCAGAAGCCTTAACTTACTATATAACTCAGTATAAGACCTAGTCTGCTGTGCCGTAGCACTCGCATTGCTGATCTGAGCTTCACTCAGGTGTTTTGTAGCATTTGTTACGCTGTTTATATTGCTTGCTGCCAGAGTAGAACCTATCTGATTGAGTTCGTCCATACTATCCTTCAGGGCTTCCCAATCGACTCCGTTCATGGCAGAGGCAAAACCCGGCAAGCGAGCAAAGAACCTACTCAGAGCGTTTATATTCTGAGGTGATATATTACTCACGCTGCTTAAGGCTTTACCCAGAGCTTCGATACCACTCAGGTCTACATCGTTCAGACCTTGCGTTACTGCTCCGATTTTCTCAAGCTGATTTTTGATACTAGAGCTTATCTTTAAGTCTTTTGTTGCATCTGACAGATTTCGGAAGTCATCTGCAACGCTGGACATGTTGCCGAAATCTACACCGGCTATAGAGGAAGACATTGAAGAGATAACCGAACCTATTGTTTGCAACTTACTTAAAGAACCTGTCGCAATTTCCAATCGGTTCAGGCTTTCACTCAGCGCATCCAAACTACTTATAGCCTTAGTAGTATCCGCACTTATATTTATATCAAGCCGTTCCAGTTCCATTTATTTTCTCCATGTTGCTCATTAATCGACTTAAAGCGGCTTTTCCTTGCGCTTGTACTAATTTGTCGTGTCTGTCTTCTTCCCTTCTCACAGCTTCCTTGCTCAAAGGGTGAGGGTGCGACAGATACGGCTTTATAGGTGATTTACTCATAGGACGCAGAAATGGTGCAACTGCACACAGTGCGTCATAGACATATCGTCCTTGTAACCATAATAGTTCGTTCTGTTTCTCAGTACGTTGTCTGTCCGCTTCTCTATAATAGACAGCATACTCAGGGTCTTTATTCCAGAACTCATCCAATGTCATTCCTAACGCCATATATCTAGGACATTCATGGCGGTACAGTTCGGCGATAGAAGAAAAGGACGGTTCATCACCGTCCCTTTCGTGATTACCGGAAGAAGGTTCGCCGTTTACATCTTCTTCCAGTTCAAATTTCCCGAATCGAAAAGCGTATTCGTCGGGTACGCATACAGGTCTACCAGAGCCGTAACAAGCTCCTGCTTATTGTCCAGAGCCTCGTACAGTTCATTCACTTCACTGTTGGCGATATTTCTGTGATGCATAGCAAAAGCTGCCCGGAACAGCATAGGTATCATGATATTGGGCTTGCGCTGCACCTCTGCAAGCTCAAAACCCATGTTTTCCAGTTCTGCTGCGGTCTGCCGGTTGAACTCAAGTGTATAGTGTTTATCGTTGTGATCGAACTGAATTGTCTTCATTAGTGTGAACCCCTTTCGTTGTTACTTATGAGGCAGCCTTAGCAGGTGCTTTGCTGCACGTAATCGTAATAGTCATGTCTACGACAGCATTGGTCTCAGCACCATTGACATAGACATCAAGCTGTCCCTTAAATTCGAACTTACCTTCAGAGCCTGTAGGTGTTACGTTTCTCGCCGCATCTTCAGTACCGCCAAACCAGATAGCGTAATCTTTATCGGTATGTCTCAGGGCAGCGCACGTGTCATAATCAGCGGAACTATAGTTCGCCTTAAACGAAAGAGAACTAGTGTTCTCAAGACCCGGTTCA